AGACCAATCATATGGATGAGACCGAACCCATAGAAACCTAGTCCAGGTAAAAATTTAAAATGAACAAAGTAATCTATTTTGTTTTTGTCCGGATCTCCAATTTCGTAATTTCGTCTAATAGATAAAATTTTTCTAGTAGCTAATTCTATTGTAACAATGTATGGAATTTTTATTCCTGATTGCTCACCTGTTTCAGGATCTTGATCTTCAAATCCTTCCAAGTTTAAATTTACGTGACACTCAATCAAAGTATAAATATCTTCATCTTGTGTTTTTTTAGTTCCTTCTAATTCTCTTTCTTTTTTCTCAACATCGTTTTCTTGATAGCCAGGTGTACCTAACTCTATATCTAAATAGAAACCATTTACTTGTTGTTTTCTTAAATCATTTTTTGACATCTTAATCCGGTGAATGACTGCCTCTGCATCAGCCAATGAGGTAGCTGAATAAGGGACAATCAAATCATCTGCCGGAACAAACTTTGACGTAGCTCTTTTTTCTAGTTCATCGTAATAAACTTTTTTAAACGCTGAACCTGCAAGAGGGAGGTAAAAGAGCAGTGAGTCAAAGTCGGGCTCATAGTCTGACATTTTTTCCATGAGCTCGTAATTCATGTAATCTTTAACACGTTCTGCTTGTTGTGTTTTTTCTGGACTTGGTGCACCAACAACTTGAGTTCGGACCGGTCCGTTTGCTGGTAATAATTCTTTATAAGCTAATGCTTGAAACTGTGTAACTGCTTCTGCTAACACTGGGTGTGTTGCACCTGAAGCTCCTTGAAATGGTTCTGTTCGCATATCGTATTTGAAACCAAGTAAGTCTAAACCTTTTGTGTAAGATTGTTCCCAATCTTTTCTTGACGCGTTGTAGTCATTATATTTTTGAGTTAAGCTAGAACCTAATTCGTCTAATACTTCGTCTGGTAAAAATTCTGCTAAGTTTGCATAGTGCTCGTCACCACCTTCTGGTGATGCTGCGTTAGGATCAAAGTCAACTGTAACCGATCCATCTTCTGATTCTTCTATTTCAACTGGTCCTGGTGTGTCTTGTGCTTCTACTACTTCTTGTTCAATAGCTTCGTTTATTTCTTCCTGACCTGGAATATTAACGCTGCTTCTCGGACCTTGCGTCAAGGACTTGTCTATTTTGTCTGCCATTTATTTTCTCCAATTTGACTGTTCTAACAGTATTATAATTAATATTCAAGCCCTGAGGTGTTGGACCTGATTTAGGTGGCAACAAATCAGTTTTAGGATAGCTTGATGTTTTTGATCTGGTCATTGTATTTTCCAAATGTTGATTTTCCTATTTCTTCAAAATCGTCTGATAAACGTCCTAAATCCTTTGCTCTCTGCGCTGCAGCATACTCTGGATCTATTCTTCTTTTAGCATTGTCAAGAGCAACTTCTGCATCTCCTGACTCCATAGCAAAAACGTAATCTATAGGTTTTAAATCAATACCTCTTTCTTCAGCTAAAGCATTTGCTGTAAAAACTGCACCAGTTCCTAGTACGTATCCCAAAGGTTTAAATACCTTTCCAACTACTTTTGCACCCTTACCTAATTTACTTAATATACCTCTTTCGCCTACCTCTATGTCAGCGCTTATTTTTTTCTTAAGAGCAGTTATTTCTTCGCTTGTTAGATCTGCTAAATTTTTTCCTCTAACTTTAGTGTCCACTCCTCCAACTCTTTCAACACGAAGTTTATCATCTATAGGAAGACCATACTCATTTGTTACTGGATATGCTTTGTTAAAACCAATTAATTGTTTGTATTCTTTGGGTAGTTCCTTAACTGCTTTTTTAACTATTTGTTCTGCATTATCATTTAATTGATCAACACGTTTTAAATATTTTAAACTATCTGCTTCATTTTTAGAAAAAGCAGCTTCAAAAGCTAATTTAGTATTTTCTCTAATACCATCTGCAATGTCATTTAATTTTGTATTGTAAGGTGCAAGTCTAGAGTTCATCTCTTTGGTGACTATTGCAATGTCATTTGTAGTTAGAGGTATTTCACCACCTATATTCATAATGTGATGAAATGGAAACTTATCAGATCCTTTTAAATATTTTGCTTTACCGGTTGTTATTTGTAATCTATCTCCTCTTTTTGCTTTTACCTTTTTTTGTTTTTCTGTTTTTTGTGCTTCAGTTAATTTTCTTTCTTCAGGAAAAGATTCTTCAGCGGCTTTAGATCTTACATCAAAAACAACTTTACCACCTGGTCTCTTACTATTTAATTCTAAAATTTCATCTTCAGATCTTCCAGTAATTTTTAGTATCTCTTTAAACTCAGGGGAATCAACTCCGGCTTCTATTGCTTTGTTAAATTGAGCTATGTATTGTGCAGGAATAATACCTGTGCCTTTTCTAACTTTACCAGCTCTCTCTGCCGCTCTTATTTGAGCGTCCGTAACTTTAGCTTTAAAGTTTCCAAAATCTTCCGTCTTAAAAATATTGTCTACTAACTTTTTAAAGTTTGCATCTTTTGCTGCCTTTTGATAATTAAACCTTCTTGCATATCCTGCTTTTTGAGCATCCGTTAAATTTTCACCACTAGGCATAGGTTTTCTTCCATCTTTAAACCCTGCTCGTCCACCATCTGCAAAAAGGCTTTTTACTTTTGCTACAAATTTCTCTTTTAAGTCGTCTCTTTTAAATTTCTTTTTATAATCTTTAACAGCATATCCATATGCCTTATCAAAATATTTTTGATCTTCTTTAGATATCTTACGATAAGTAGGAGGTGTAAGCTCCTGCTCTAACTCAGGGAAAAATTCTTTATCTAAGTATCTTACAAATATTTCTTCATCCAAACCGTATTGATCTATTATTTTACTAAACTCAGGATTCATTAAAACTTTGTGTCTAACTTCGTGAAGCATAGTTGATATCTTATCTAGATCTCCAGGCTCACTTCCCGTTTGAACAGGTTCTGTATATAAGCCTATTGGAAACTGACCCTTTTCTATTTTTCTTTCAAAGGTAGATTCTGGTGATAGTATTTGATCCAGTCCTCTTCTCTTAGCGTATCTTTTAAAAAAGTCTAAGTCGTCTGTCTGCACTTGAACACCTCTGTAATTGTACTCACCTGATTTATCCATTGCTGGATAAGTAATGTCGTCTGGATTAAAAAATTTTTTAGCCGCTGGATCTCTTTCTATAATTTTTTGTAGACTAGCATAATATTCATCATCAGCTATTTTTCTTTGTTCGTCTTTACTACCTTCTGAAAAATTTACTCTATCATAAGCATCAATCTGTTCTCTAATTTTATCTTTGTCTTGTTGAAGTTGATCATAGATTCCTGATGCCTGATCCTTGGTGATTTGATTTTTTTCTAAAGCTTCTTGGATAAAATAATCTAGCAACCGGAGTCTAGATTCAGGGCTTATGCCTTTTGAAACTTCTTTTAGTGTTCTAAGTTTGTCAGCAAAAGTTCTTTCAGGTTTTGGTTCGGGTGTGCCGTTAGCGAATTTTTCTCGCCTGACCATCCATGCGTAGGCTTCGTTGTAATGATGGAGCTTCAATTTAAACTCCTAAGATACCAGGTAATCCTCCAGCTCTAACACCCATTCTTGCGCTGCCTAATTCCATTCTTAAGAAGTCATCTATTTCCATGATTGGCATTCCAGGTCTTTGTTCGTTCATGTCGTATTTGTACTGCTCGTACATTTCAAGTTCGTCATCAGTATATGGGCCAGATGCCATTTTCATTTCTGATCTATCTCTTCTACCGGATGTTTTTTCAAAATAAAATTCTTTTAACTCATCAATGCTATTTGGTTTTCTTCCTTTTTCTTTGATGAATTCCATTACAATTTCTTCCATTGTAACTGTGGGATCAATAGTTCTTGTTGAGGCTTGCATGATGCCTTCGTTTTCCATAGGTCTACCTTTTGTTAAATCCTCCGTTCGGATTTCCTTGATTTTTATATTATTCCTTTTTATGTAGTCAGTCAAGGATTCTCCTTCCAAAACTCCTACACCAGATTCGTAAGCGTCAATAACGTCTGCGTATGATTCTTCTTCCATTAGTAGTACGTCCTCTGTTTTTTAATTGTTGGTTCATCTATATAATCTTCAGGGTGAGAAATCAACCCACCTTGTCTGAACCTCATTAACGCTTGGGTCATAGAATCGACTAAATCGTCATGATCTCCGTAAGGGAAAGCAGCACATTCTTCAATAACTTCCTGTGCAAATTCCATTTCTTTGGGCGCCCATATCAGCCCCGACTCAAAGAGCGGTGACACTGCGTTAACCCTAGTGTGCTTATCGTTGCCTTTACTAGGTGTAAAATTTATAACAGGTATACCCATCTTACGCAACTCATAAGTTAGTGGCAGACCAGATGCTTTAGATTCAACAATAACCGTTTCTGGATTCCAGTAGCCGTATTGTTCGAGCGCGATCCTACGCAGCTCAGGAAATTCGTATCGACCTTTTAATGCATCAACTAAAATTAAATTAGGTGGGCTATCTT